GTTTTGTAACCGAGAATACATCGGCAAGTAATTTTCGAATCTTCCATCATTTGCACTTACTCCCCCGAACGCGATTGACCTGCCGTCTTTGCCAAAGTTGATCAACGAGAACGACGGCGCAACGTCGGCGTACACCGTGGCGCTGGTAAAGTAGTCGGTTGCGATCGCTCTAAAGCTGAACTTGCTATCAACGCTATAAGGACCCGTCTTGATAACACTTGAGTTTGTACCGTATGAGTCCGAAATGGTTTGAATGTCAGTCCATGTGTTTCCATTAAGCTGTTGGATCTTAAATGATCGTGTGTTCTTGCTTCCCATTGATGCGATGGCGAAATTGAACAAGATTTTGACTGCTGTTCCTTCTTCGTTTTCCACGCCTGCACTTGTACACCGTACGGCTTTGAAGGTCGTGACAGATGGCGATGAATAAGCAGACACAGCGACCGTTACTGTTTTCGATGCCGTTCGCCCCCGTGAGTCGGTAACAGTAGCAACGACGTTCAAATTTCCAGAACCGTTAATGGTCTGTGTTGTAAAGACGTTGCTGTCACCCGAATATGTTTTGCCATCGACTTTAACTGAATAGCTTTTGATCGTGCTTCCTTGATTACCCGCAGCCGATATAGTCAGTTTGAACTTCGATCGGCCCTGGATATAGGCTGCAAACTGTGCTGCAATCCCGGCTGTTGCCTCCGCTACGGCTACCGATGAGATACTCGGCACAATGTTTGACGGGACTTTCAATGTTATATTGATACTCTTATCGCCTATGATCGTGTTGCCTGATTTAGTCCTTACCAAAATATTCCATGTTCCGCTGGTTGCACTTGGGATCTTGCTTGCTAAAGATACTGGCGGCGTCCATTTCTGTGATGTCCCAGTTACACCAGTTGCAAGAGTTGTATAACTGGAATCGCTGGAATATTTGTAAAAAATATCGTGTGTGAAACTGCTGGTTGCTTTTGGGAGGTTGATCGTAACAGCACTTCCCATGTTGACGCTGTTTGCGCTCAATGTCGGAACAGTTGCTCTAGGGATCTTAGGGATCGATCCATCAATATTGAATACTGTCCATCCCACCTCTGGTGTGTGTTGTATCCATTGATGCCTGCCTTGAACATCCATTGACCCCATTTTTTGCCCGTTGGCCACGATCCGTCAGGATTGTGCTCGACTTCGCTGTGCCGGTTTGTCAGGGCAAAAGTTTGAAGCGTCGTATTTCTGACGTCCATTGATACTGTCGACTCAAACTTGCCACCATTAAAGTCTCCGATCCCTACCTTGCCGTAAGCATTGTAGAAATAGTAAGCGCTGTTCAGACGATGGAGACGGATCGCCATCATCGAGATCTTTGTTTTATTTGCCTCAATATCTTGACAGTAGTCCCACTGCACATCGATCGAGTAGTAGGCGCTGGCCCAAACATTGCGCCATACAGCGCCATGCCAATTTCCGTAGGCCATCGATCATCACCTCACTTTCTTGAAGTCCAAGGATCCATTTGCTCGCGGAACGAAGGCAAAGTTTCCAATGCGCAAAGAATTTAAAAACACGCCGTCGTAGATGTACAGCGTGCTGTCGGAGATGTAAGCAACCTCCGCTTGCCCCTGGAGAAAAGAGATCCGATCTTTTGCGATCTTGAGCATCTGGTTGTTTCCGTTCTCCCCTAAAAAGATGTTCCCATCGATAAACCGGATAAACTTCGTGATCGTTGCGAATTCGTCATTTGTGAGATCCTGATTATTGTTGACCTGCGTTTTAAAATCATTAAAAAGCATTTCGAACGAGTTGTACTTCTGTTCCAGGATCGTTGATGCCTCAGCAATTAATTTATCAGTGTCTCCCTTCGCATAGTATTGCTGCGAAACCTCGTTTTTTATGCTTTCCCCGGTCTGTGCGATCGACGTTGACAAGCGCTGTTCCAGCTGTGACGCGGTATTCTGGATCGCTTCATCAATGCTGTGTCGGACACTTAGGACGTTCCCTCTAGCAATAATGCTCATAGGCAACCCCCCCCCCGACCAGATCGGCAGGGTTTGGTCGGTATGGATGGGCTTTTGGTCCGTACTCAAGCATTACGTTCCGAAAGCGTATTTTTGTTTCCGGATTAGTGTTATCAACACGAAAATTTAGGCACATTTCTCCACGTTGTCCATTCGCATACGCTCTTTCTAACCAATCCGCACTCAAACGATAATTCTCTTTAACTATTTTAGTTATTTTCCCATTTAAACTAGCTAAACTCATTGATGATGACATCGCATTTTGAGTTATAGGTGGGAACCATTTTGCGTCATTCGAGTTCCAAACACCATTAGAAGGAGATTGTAGATATATAGTTCCTTTTGTGGCCCCTTCAACCTCAAACTCAATTTGCAAGGACAAGGCTTTATACTCGTTGAACTCATAATCTTTTAAAAAAAGTGTCTTTCGGCTTATCGTTTTATTAGTTCCTTCTCCCGGAATCCACCACTCATCAGAAATTTTCGTGAGCAAATTATGCCCTTCAGCATACTCAAATCCCTCGGGTGTTGTTACGATAGGGAGTACCGGATAATTACTCATAACAAGTACCCCCCCCGGTCGAGATTTTGAGGGATGCTAGAACCAATCACAAAGATATCTGCTTTGACAAGCTCTTGCGTAGTTGCTGTATGCGTTGACACAGTTAAATTAGCGTCAAGCCATAGTCCCATTTGGGAATAACCAGAAGGAACCGTATGCGTAATCGTTAATATGCCTTCGCCATTCGAAATAATTTGTACAGTGTCAGGGTAAGTCGAAACTCGATCATTGTCGGAATTGAACCACTCTATACGAGCACGAAGTTTTTTCCCCGATGTGGATTTGATTCGAATTTGGAACGTTACTACATCTCCAGCTTTAATTCCCCAATCAACATAAGGTTTTGTTGCCCATGTTGAGCATTGGCCTCGATATTGATCAACCCCGATAGATATCCAATCGTCGTGGTATGGAATAAGCGAAAGGGTATCTAAAAGCGAAACATCAAGATATGCGCTATTTGGATTTCTAGCAATCATAAATGCAACATAAGCAGTTTCAAACTTTAGCGTATAAGTTGTAAAGTAATTCCATCCTTTGCCAATTCCTAAATATTTTTTATCTTTGTCGAATTCAAGAATCCATATCATTAAATGAGAATTATCTCCAGAAAAGGTGATTTTTCTGTCTGATCCGCAAGGAATAAGATCTTTTGAACGAACTCTTTTCTCGTGAAGCGAGTGCGTGGAAGAATCTTTACATGCCGCATAGTCACTTCCGACAGAAGCATAAGGATCGAGTTTTCCTTGCTCAAACATATCAGACGTTAACTTGATTTCCATTGTCCACACTCCTTTCTAGTTTTCCAAAGTCGCATAGACTTCTTTCGGCGCTGTAAGGGTCAATGTCTTGCCCGTTGCGATCGCTGCAGCCACTCCGACTTGATACCACTTGATCGCACCGAAAGCGTTGACTTGAGTGTCGGTAAGCTCTTTACCGCCTTTAAAAACCTTGGCTGTAATGGTCAAGGTCTTTTGTGAGGCGGTAAACTCCAATCCGTTTGGCGTGTCGTAGACGATCAGAAAAGCATCTGTCCCATCTGTCCCTTGCCTTGATACGGAATAGCTCGTGGTCGTTTTGTTGTCCGAATAAGTGACGATCGTTCTCGTCCACAAAAACTGTCCGACCGGAACCGTCGGAATCGTTGTCAACCAAGTGCCAGTAGGAACCGTTGTCCCAGAAGCACCTGCCTGATAAGTGATCGCTGTGCTTTTGACAGTAACAGAAGTACCATTGGTTCCGTTTGTACCATTAGAACCGTTTCTCGACACACTGTAAGCAGTGGTGGATTTTCCGTCCGAATAATTGACGACGGTTTTCGTCCAAAGATATTCGCCTGCATTTGTTGCAGGAGGCGAATTAACCCATGTACCAGTAGGTGCAGTAGTTCCGCTCGAAGACTTTTGATAAGTAACCGATGTGCTCGATACAGTCACAGATGTACCATTGGTGCCGTTGGTCCCGTTTTTAGGGATGTAGGATACAGAATAGCTTGTACTTGTCGTGTTGTCTGTATAGGTGAGGATCGTCCTCGTCCAGAGATATTGACCTTGGCTTACTGCTGGCACCGTAGCGTTCCACGATCCTGTTGGCGCTGTAGTACCCGATGTGCCGGATTGGTAAGTGATTGCCGTAGACTTAACACCCTTCCCTGTTGCACCCGGGCTTCCCGGCGCTCCAGTAGCACCCGTCATACAGATTGGTGATGTTTCGCTTGTCGTTCCGTCGACGAAAGTAAACTTGATCTTCATCCAGATGTATTTTCCAGACGCTTCGCTTGGTTTGGTCGTGCTCCACGATCCTCCAGATTGTGTCGTGTTGCTTGTCGATTGATAATAATACGTTTCTTGCTTTTGACTCGTGAGAGCGTCGACCTTGCTTGATACCTGTGTAACGGTCTGCGTGATTTGACCAGCCTTGATATCGATTTGTGAGTCCGCATAGTCTTTAGCTCCTTTGATTGCCGTATTTACCTCTGTCTTTGTCGCTCTTAGACTGATTGCTTGCGAGTTCTGCGAGATGTTCGTTTCAGCTGTAGATACCCGGCTTGTAAGACCATCTATACCATCCTGGATATCGCTGATCTGCCCTTGAGCGGCTGCAATATCTTTTTTCGCTTGTGTGACATCGGCGGTTGCCTTATCCACGGCCTGTTGAGCTGTAGCAAGTGCTGATTTCGCTGCGTTCAGCTGTTCGGTCGTTGTTGCTTGATCAGACTCCAATGCGGATACCGCATCCTGCGCTGCCTTTAGGTCAGCCTCAGCCTTCGTTAGCTTTTGGTTGGCCTCGCTTTGGGCAGACTGCAAAGTGCTCAGATTATTTTGCGCTGCTGTCAAGGCGTTACTTTGTTTGAGTAGTTCGGCATCAATGTCCGCCTTGTTTTGCTGGTATTCAGTGTTTGAAACCTTGCTTGCCAGCCCATCGGCGTTAGCCGTGATCTGCGTTTGCAGGTCGCCTTCCATGTCTGCCATTTCGCCCTTTGTGGCGTATGATCCTGAAATATCCAAAAGAATCTGTTCGGTCGCATCCGCTACATCCTGCTTTGCTTCGGCCGCCGCATCTTTTGCCTCTTGTATACCGGTCTTGATCGGGCCGATCTCCTGCTCAATGTCCTGTGCTTTGCTCAGCGCATCTCCGGCCTGCTGCACCGCATTCTGCGCGCTCTGGCTTGCGTTGCTTGCGCTTGTTGCTGCCTGATTGGCTGTTTCGATTGCTTGCAGTGTAGCGCTCCATGTGCCGTCTAGTTCAGGATCTGAGTAAGCGATAGCGTCCGGGTTTTTATAGACCGCTTTAAGACGCACCCAAAGATATTTTGTAGCATCAAATGTCGGAGGAGTAGCGCTCCATGATCCGCCCTCTTGAGCTGTGTTGCTGGTCGACATGTAAAATTCCCTCGTCATGCTCACGAGAGACTGCCCATCATCGCCTCGGATTTTGACCCATGTATAATCACTCACAAGCTCGGAATCTGCCTCCAGATGATCGCTATACGTCCCCATCCATTTGCCTTCTGTCTTGCCGTTGTTTCCGGTAAAGGTCTGGCCTCCATCGTTGGAGTATCGGATGTGCAGATACAACGGCTCAGGCGTTGCCCCGTCATGCACATTGGTCAGCGTGACCTCGGCCCTGGCATATACCTTTCCGTCCTTTGTAGCCTCAAAACCATATACGGCCTGTGCATCAAAATCGCCGGAAGAAACCGTGATATTTTTTGTTGTAGCGATCTGTGTTCCGTCTTTCTTCCAAACAATCTGATACTGGCTTACTATATCGACCACGCCATCCATGACCTGCGCCGTGAGTGTCGTGGATCCTGTATCGTTGACGAATTGGATCCCGTTATCGCTCATGATCTGCCCAATGTAGACCTTGTTTTCTTTGATCAGCGCTTCAACTCGTGCCACCAAAGAGGTGTCGATTTCTGACTTCAAAACCTCGATGTTCGAGTAAATCGTCTTATTCCGGCTCTCGTCTGTAATGCTGCGCACCTGCTCGGTCACTCGGGCCTCCAAGTACAAGATCGGATTGTACTCCTCATCCGTGATCCGCACCGTGTCACCGATTCCTGTGTCTGCGTAGCCGTCGATCTCATACGTGACCTTCGGCGTGCAATTCTTTTTCAGTTCAGCGAGCGCTCGGCCGTACAGCATTTCCTTATCCGTAACATCGCAATCCCAGGGGACAAGGACATAGCGGTCCTGTGATTTGCTCATAAAAGACGGGAAACGATCACGAGCGAGAGGCGCACGGATCAATGCACCATCGGTAAAGTATTCGACTCTTCCGTCTTTATCTTTTACAGCGTGGCTGACTCCTGATATATCGACCTTGGCATCGCTGCCTTCGATCGTTCCTCCATGCGGATAGATACAGGTATACAGATCCGTGATATCGCTTGTTTTCTTGATTCCTTTGATCTCTCGGCCGTATGTTAAGTTAGCGACGTCTGCCTTTCCGATTCCCTGCACGGTGTCGGAATGCGCTCGATATACGTTCATCACGATCTTGTTCAATGAGTAATCCGAATTGAGTACCGGCACGAATTCCAGCTCGGCATCAAACACGTTGGCCAAACTATACAAACGAGAAAGGACGGTGTTTTCGCCGTCCCATTTATTTTTTATTTGCTTGTCTGACACCTCGTTTAAGCCGATCTGCACCGTGTTTTCAGGATCAAACTTATTTTTATATTGGGTGAATGACCAGTTTTCCTGGCAGTCGAAGGCGTCGCGCTGTTCGTTCAAAAGCTCTAGATTTGTAGACCACGCCTCGACCTCGACTTCGTTCTCGTCGCGATGCACGATCATGATGTTCAGGTAGTAATCTCTCCGGTCTGTTTTAAAAGCGATCTTATAGCCCTCGACTAAGTAAAGAGAATCAGGATGACGAGCATCTGATTTAAAAGTGAAAGTGTTGGATGTCCCTTTCAAATATTCATGCAGCTCGTCATCCCAAAAAGGAAGACCATCAGGAACGTTATTGTCCAGGAAAGCCACGACAGTATCATTCTGATCTAGAATTGCAATTCGTGATGTGAGTTTGATCATAGCCATGCCTCCCTGATTTCTGCAGTGATCGTCGGCGCCGGTGAACTAAAAGACGAGTGATAAAATTCAACCTTATTTACACCCGGTTTGGCCAGAAAGTACTTGGTGCCCGTCATCTCATCCTGCGGCCTCGGCATCCCTCTAAAATACATCTTGCCCTGGTTGCCTTTCACGATCATATCAGCGTTTCCTGGATATCTATTCGGTACGTCCTTCCAATGCTGCACGCCCAACTTATCAAAAATAAAGCTTCGGATGCCCATATGAGTAACCAACCGGTTCCGATAAACCGGATGGCATTTGAATGCCATTGAGATTTTGGCGCATTCCCAGTTTTCAATTTCGGGGATCTCGAATGATGGGTACGTTGCCCACCAGTAGAAAGTAAGCTTTCGGCCGACTTTTCGCAGATCGCAGTGCCCATTGGTCCGCCACCAAGGGTTTTTGTTGGTTTCGTGACTGGATTCATAATCATAGCTTTTTAAAATCTTGCCGTTGCTCCAAAGCTCGTAGTGGGCGGTATTACCAGAGAGATCTTGTTTATACCAGTTGACACCGGCAATCTGTTTATTATCGGCTGTCAACCAATTGATGTTAAACTCTCCAACTTGCCCCATCAGACCAGCCCACATAACCACAAAAAAGTAAGAGTAAAAATTCTTCGCCCCCACATGTCCATTCGAATCGGCAGGTACCGCTACAGTGCGCTGGCCACCTGTCATAGCCTGTCCTGGATTCGGGCCGGCACTGCCGAAGCTAAGCCATTGTTGATCCCACCAATTGACAACAGCTAAAGTCCCTGTTGCGTCATAGTTTGGATGCATATAGTCCACGCCGGATGCGCCATCATCTGCTTTGTTAAAAAAGTTTGTCATGGTCAAGAGTCGTTCATTCATTTCCACGATCTTGCCGTCTGCTTCTTCTTTCTTGCCGTACTGCATGGCTCCTGATTCCGAAACGATCCCGATGTATCCATTTTCATGGTTCATATGGATCTTGTAATCGATCGGGACTGCCACGGTTCCTTTATTTTCGATGTTTGCGGTAAGCACTCCCTCGATCAGAGTGGCTGGAAACGACTTAGTGACGGTAGAATACTTCAATGGATCCGTACAAGTAAACACGATCTCGCCAACGACAAAATTCTTGCCCGGTTCCACGGTCGAGTTTTCTGTTTTTGTCGCTACAAAATATTTGTCCGGTTCATCGGCAAAGATAAGCTGTGCCTGCTCTGGATCGAGCAGGGCGTTCAGCTTGTTGTAGGCTTGCCGAAAATCGTGATCCGTTTGTGCGCCCATCATATAGTGTACTGTGATCTTTCTTTCCGGATAGCGCTTTTTTCTGTATTTAGAGCCGTTGGAAAAGCCGACCTCGAAAGTATCAAGTTCGGCCTCCATCAGCTCACGACCGGTCGTTCCGGTCACGACGAATTGTGGTATCTCGTCTTCGATCCAGACCCCGTTAAAGGAGAAGGATTCAGCCATACGATCTTTGACCTCGCCTTTAGTGGCTGGCGTTAAATCGTGAAATTCATACATCTTATCGTTCTCCTTTCATTTTTTTCAAAAATTTCGATCGTTTCTCTGTGACATCCTCGTAGTCTTCCGAGGTTGCTTTTGCGAATTCACGACCGTTTACATAGAGTGGAACATCTACGGCGACATTGATCCCATACGAGTAATCCGACGCCTGTGTGAATTGCCCGCCTGCGAATGCAAACGCCATTGGATCCGCGGCCAGAGCAGTTAGATCCATGATGTTGTCGATCGCGCCGTGGACTTGCCGATATGTCCCTTCGATTCCTTTTACTAGTCCCAGTCCAATATACCGCCCATCCTCGGCCGTAACCTTAGAAGGCGAATTGATCCGAGCCTTCGCCCGGATGGCTTCATCGGCCGCCGCTGCCAGTCGTGCGGCTGCAGCTTGTACCGCACCCACAGACGCATTCAGTCCAGAAGCGAGTCCTTGACCAATATACGCTCCGCAGGAATAAGCCCGTCCTCTAGCGGCGCTCAAAACGTTAAACATTGATGCTAAAGCGCTAGAAGCGATCGAAGGCAGTTTAGCCATTCCAGAACGCACTCCATTGGAGATCCCGTTTCCGATCTGCGTTCCAGAAGTTCTTGCTTTTCCGACTGCCTGTGCCATTGCTTGAATCATTTGATTCAATGCTGTTTTAACAAGGGAGGCTCCTTTTTGAGCCCCCATACCAATTTGAGAAAAGGAAGTCGTAGAGACGCTGCTCAAGGATGCTAATTGCACGCCCAGAGCGGAAGAAGAAGCCCCTAAAGCCATTAGCGCGGCCGATGCCGCTGCTGCTGGTCCAGCAATCGAATTTAGAGCCCCGACAAGCGCATTCAGCTGCGCGGCCGCGCCCCCCAATCCTGCTGCAGCCACCGAAATCCCTGAGATTCCGGTCGCGACTGCTGCTAAACTAGCGCCCATATCAAAAAGGTTGAGGCTCGTGATCCGCTCCACTCCGCGCGCCAGCAGATCAAATCCTTTTCCTGCATTAAGTGCGGCATTTCCGATCGAATCGATCACACCGGACACTCCTGATAAAATTGTGTTGACCATAGTGCCAAAAGAAGTGAGTGTGAGGCTGATCCCATCAAAGACTTCAGTCACAACCCCCTTGAAAGTATT